ATCAGCACCTCGGTGCCGGCCTGCCCCTGCAACCGGATGCGGTCCGCCGTCGAGGTGGTGGCGTTCCATTCCAACGTGAAGTGATCCTTGATCCGCTTGTAGGTGTCGTTCTTGGCGATCTCGTAATAGTCCGCCTCGTCGATGCCGAAGTCGGCGAAGATGACTTTGTAGTTGCGGATGCCCATGACCATCTCGCGCGCGAGGGCGGCCATCTCGTTTTCGGTGAGGTCTGCCATTCGGTCACCGTACTCCCGATAGCTTAACGATTCCTTAAGAAATTTACCCTTTGATGGGTGAATGGCACTCGGCGAAGCAAACGTCCTGCAAGTGGTCCCGCCTGCGGCGCTGGAAGCGCATCTGCAGGAGCAGGAGGCGGCGAGATCCGCGGCTGCGGCGCCGCAGGACAACGCGCCGCCGGTGCCTGAGCTGGTCGGCTACATTCGCGGCCAGTTCGAGATCATGCGCAACCATCGCAACACCGCCTCCGGGTGGTCGGGCCGGCTGATCGAGGCGTTGCGCGTTTTCAACGGCCAGTATTCCCCCGACAAGATGCGAGAGGTGACCAAATTTGGCGGTTCGCAGATTTATGCGCGTCTTACAGCGCAGAAGTGCCGCGCTGCTTCTTCGCTATTACGGGATGTCTACCTTGGCGGCGACCGTCCCTGGGCGATCCGTCCGCCGGCCGACCCGGACATCCCGGACGAAATCCTTCAGAAAATCGACGCGCTGATCAAGAACGAAGCGCAGATGGTGGCGCAGACCACCGGCCAGCATCCCCCCGAAGACGCCACGCTGAAGCGCAAGATCGCGCTGCTCGAGTCCGCATTCGAGGCTGCCAAGAAGAAAGCCGCCAAGCAGGCCAAGCTTGCGGAGGATCGCATCGAGGAGATCCTGCGTGGCGGGATGTACTATCACGCGCTAGCGGAGTTCATCGTCGACCTGCCGATCTTCCCGTTTGCCTGCCTCAAGGGGCCGATGGTCAAGATCATGCCCGAGGTGGTATGGCCGCCGGGAGGCGGGCAGCCGACGGTCCAGCAGATCCCGAAGATGATCTGGGGCCGCATATCGCCGTTCGACGTCTGGTGGACGCCCGGTGTCGCCGACATAGCGAATGCAAATGTGATCGAGAAGTCCCGCCTTACACGGGCAGAGTTGAACGACCTGCTCGATCTCCCCGGCTTCAATCAGGACGAGGTACGGAAAGTACTCGAGGAATATGGTCGGGGTGGGCTGTACGACAACTGGGATACGACCGACGCTGAGAGAGCGGTGCTCGAGAGTCGCGAAAACCCGGCCTGGAACCGATCCGGGTTGATCTCCCAGATGGAGTTTCATGGCAATGTACAGGGAGCAGTGCTGCAAGAATACGGAATGCCTGGAGTCTCTGATCCACTGAGGGACTACCATATCGACGCCTATTGCATCGGCTCTCATTGCATCAAAGCCAGCCTATCTCCGTCACCCCGCGCACGGCACAACTATTTCATTACAAGTTTCGAAAAGGTACCGGGCACGCCGATCGGCAACGGCCTGTCCGACATGATCAGCGATCTGCAGGACGTCGCCAACGCCACGCTGCGTTCTCTCGTCAACAACATTTCAATTTCCAGTGGTCCGCAGGTCGTGGTCAACGACGATCGCTGCCGCCCGGAGGAGAACACCGACGAGCTGTTCCCGTGGAAACGCTGGCACGTCACCAACGATCCGGTCGGCAACAATTCCAAGCCGCCGGTCGAGTTCTTTCAGCCGCAGAGCAACGCCAACGACTTGCTGACGGTTTTCAAGGCGTTCGTCGATCTCAGCGACGACGTGTCGGCGATCCCGAAGTACATCGGCGGTCAGGCGTCGGGCGGCGCCGGCCGCACCTCGTCCGGCCTCGCCATGCTGATGGCCAACGCGAGTAAGATCTTGCAAACAGTGGCCTCCAACATCGATCGCGATGTGGTCGACGTGTCGCTGATCCAGCTGTCCGATCTGGTGATGCTCACCGATACGACAGGGATACTGACGGGTACGGAGGATATTTACGTTCAGGGCGTCAACGTCGCGGTGCAGCGCGAGACGCAGCGCCAGCGTCAGCTCGAGTTCCTGCAGCACACCGCCAACCCAATCGACATGGACATCATGGGCATCACCGGTCGTGGCACCGTGCTGCGTTCTGTGTCGCAAACGATTGGTCTGGACGGCGACAAGGTGGTGCCATCCGACGAAGAGCTGATGAAGAAGCAGGAAGCCAAGGAGAAGGGCAAACAGAACCAGGACATCAGCGAGCAGGTCGACAAAGGTATTCAGGAGGGCGTCAATCAAGGCGTGCAGAGAATTACCGCCGAACTCACCTCCGGTTTCCTCGCGTCGAAGGCCAAGATGCCTGGCGACGAAGGGCCGGTTGGCGACGGGCCAGATCCTGCAGGGCCTCCGGGTCAGCCAGGAACACCGCCCGGTGGGCCGCCGCCTGGTGGAAATGTTGAGCAGTTCCGGCGCATGCAGGGCGCACAGCCTTCGCGCATGAACAATCAGCAGACGCAACCGGTGGATATGACCGGCAATCAGCCAAGGCCGCCTGGTCCCGGTGGGCGTCCACGTCCCATCATCGGCGGACCGGGCTAGGAGAGCGCGATGCCAACCTTTTACGTTCGATATCGCAAGAAAGGTCCGACCGGGGTTTTCAGCGTGATCGCTGCGAACGTCGATGTTGCCAAATCGATGGTAAGAAAATCGGCCGCGGCCGGCGAGGAATTCGATATCCTGGACGCCAACACCGCCGGTTACGAAATCGCCAGCACGACCGGACCCACCGGAACAGGGTAACCCAAGGAGAAGACCAATGGCTTCGTTCTACGTTACCGCGCGCAAGACCTCGCCGATCACGCCTGTCACCGTCGAGGCCGAGAGCCGCGAGCTGGCGATCCAGCAAGTTCTGGACACCAAAGGTGAGGGCGAGGAAATCGAAGTCCTGCAGTGCACCGAAGTGCTAGCAGAGCCGCCCACGGCTCCGGTCACTGCTTCCAAAGCCGAGAAAAAGTAAGGAACAGGCCAATGCCGGTATTTCGAGTAAAGTCCCGCAAGATCGGGCCGGTTACGCTTGGCGATGTCGAGGCCGACTCGCGCGAGCACGCCATCAACCTGGCGCTCGAGCGTGCCGGCGAGGGTGAGTCGATCGAAGTGCTGGACGCCCAGCAGCTGACGCCTGACATGGTCGATGTCGGTGAAACCAGGAAAAAATGAAGCTGGTATGGAATGCGATCGTCAAAAACGAAAGCGCGGTGATCGAACGCTGCGTTAAGTCACTATTGCCTCACATCGACGGCGCCGTCGTGGTCGACACCGGGTCGACCGACGGTACGCCGGAAAAGCTCAAGGAGCTGTTCGAAGCGGCTGGCAAGCCGCTCGAGATCACGCCTGCGCCGTTCAAGAACTTTGAACAGGCCCGCAACGAAGCCTTGCGGTGTGCGCGGTTGTCGCGGATGGAGTGGGACTACCTGCTGCTCGCTGACGCCGACATGGAGCTGCAGGTCACCAAGCAACCTTGGTTGAACGGCGAGAAGGGACTGTCTTATGACGTCCGACAAGTCGCCGGAACACTTGGATACTTTAATCGCCGACTTCTCAGCCGCGATGCTACTGGCTGGTACGTTGGGGTTACGCATGAATATCTGGATGTGGCAAGCGCCGGCCACCTGGATGGCGCAGAGTTCATCGATCATGCTGACGGGGCTAACCGACCCGACAAGATCAGCCGCGATATTGCCCTTCTGGAGGAAGCCCTCCAGACCGAAACTCGTTCAGGACTGATCGAGCGGTATCATTTTTATTTGGCGGGTTCGTATTATGACTTGGGCAATTGGGCAAAGGCTGCGGAGCATTACGCAAAGCGTACGACGTTGGGCGGCTACGCCGAGGAGTGCTGGTACGCTCAGATGCGGCTCGCGCTGTGTCGCAAGCAGATGGGTGACCTCCCAGGTTTTCTGTCAAACATGCTCGCTGCCTATCGGATGCGACCCCAGCGTGCAGAAGTGCTGTACGAACTCGCTCGATATTATCGTGAGCAAGGGGACAATTTTACCAGTCTGCTATTTT